TTTACGGCTATTACCGAGCTCGACGATGAAACGTCGGAGGTGTTGGATGTCTCGAGACGTTTCTTTGATGAGATGAATACTGGTTGGTGCGGAATAGACCTCGTACAAGATCCAGATACCTCTGAATGGAAAGTATTGGAAAGCACCGTAGGCTGGACTTCCAAGGGCTATTTGGATTGCAGATTCATCGGCACTGACTTTTACGGTGGAGACACTTGGACGGTGTTTCTCAACGAAATAGAGGCCGGGACATTTGCTGAGCTATGACGCTGGCTGTTGTGTGCTGGTTGTGGCCTGGGGATCAGCATCGGGAATTCAGACCGCAGTACGTCAACGTTTTGCAAAGGATGGTGGCTAGAAATCTCAGTATTCCGCACAGGTTCTATTGCATCACGGACGAGACCGAGGGCTTTCATTCGGATGTGGTGGTCCTTCCTACACCCGAATCCGCGAAATGGGCCGCGGAGCTCAAATCGGCAGAGAATGACGGAAGGTTCCCGAGCAGTTATCGAAGGTTGTGGTCGTTCTCTGAGGAAGCCATTGCGCTAGGCGATCGGATACTCAATCTGGACATTGACTGCGTAGTCACTAGTGCGCTTGATCAGTTGCTAGATAACGATGCTGATTTTGTGGGCTGGGAGCCGAGCAGCAAGTGGGGACATCCTAATCGCATCGGCGGCGGTACTTGGTTGCTCAAGACGGGGACACGGACGTTCGTATGGGACAATTTCTCACCCGAAGAAGCCAAGAGGGTCAGAGATCTTGGATACAGGGGATCCGATCAAGCATGGCTCAGCTACTGCTTGAAGAACGAGATGCGCTGGAGAAATCACGGGATCTACCAGAGGCAAGACATGATGGCTAGTGGCTGGAGGGCATTGCCCAAGGATGCGCGGATCGTGCATTTCAACGGGACGCATAAGCCGTGGCAAAAGCTCGGTATTGAATGGGTCAAGGAAAACTGGCAGTGAGAAACATTCTCGTCATGATTCAGCGTCAATCCACCTCACAGGATACCGCCGGCCAGCAGGTGGACACATGGACCGATGCAGGACAGGAATGGGTGACTATCAAGCCCGTGACTGGACGTGAATACTTCAATGCGAGCGGCGAGCGCGCAGAAGTGACGCACAGAATCCGCATGGTCTACGGCCGTACTGTAGCGCCTAGAGATCGGATTGTTTACGGGGCGAGGATCTTCGATATCAAGTCGGTACTGAATTTGGATGAGAGAAACAGGGAACTTGAATTAATGGTGTCGGAGCACGTTGTCTGATGGCCGATACCACGGGCTACAAAGAATTGAGCCGGCAGCTAAGCGCAATGGGTGCTGCTGTTGGCGGACGCGCTCTTAGATCAGCGGCCATGTCCGCTATGTTGCCCGCCTTGCGTGAAGCTCAGCAGCGTGTTCCTGTTGGCAATCCGCCTTTCGAGAGCGGCAAGGATCCTTATCCGGTCAAGACTTATAAGGGCCGTCTCCGCACTCCCGGCTTTGCCAAGCGCAACATAGCACGCAAGTCGAAGTTGAGCCGGGACAAGAGGACTGTCACTGTCATGCTAGGAATGAAGCCTGAAGCATTTTACGCAGTGCAGTTCATAGAGTTTGGAACCAGTTCTATCCCCAAGGCACCTTGGCTCGAGCCTGCTTTCAGAGCGAGCATCCCGGATGTTGATGCTCGGTTCAAGGAAGAACTGAAGAAGCGGATCGACAAGGCCGCTAAAACAAAGTGATCATCGAGTCCTTCCGCTCACACCTGGTTACAGATTCAGGTGTCAGCACTCTCACATCGTCAATCTGGCCGAAGACGTTACCGCAGCACGCGACGAAGCCGGCCATTACCTACGGGATGGATGGCGATGATGATGAGCAAGTCTTCGGCGGTATCAGTTCATTGAAAGAAGCCTTATTCGATGTGGACTGTTGGGATTTGTCCTATCTAGAGGCCCATCGACTAGCAGACGCAGTCGAGGATGCGCTCGTTGGGCATACCGGGGAATTCGGGACTCTAAGCCCGCCTGATGAGGTAGACCATATTCGCAAGGAGCGGCGGTTCGACTTATTTGAGTCGGACACTCGGCTTTTTCGTGTGTCGTTGCAGTTTTTTGTGGCTTATTACTGACCTTTAATTTCTTTCGTTCGTTAACCGATGCCGGCCTAGTGCCGGTTTTTTTGTTTCTGGAGGAAGCCAATGCCCACGCAAGCCAATATCGGCCGATGGAAGTTCCGGCTCGGGGATCAAGCGTCTCCCGAGGTTTTTGAGGATGTGGAGGAAGTCTTTTCGATCAGCGGCCTCGGTAAAACCAATCAGCTTGAGGATGTTACGAACTTCGATTCCCCCGTGGGAACGATGGAGTACATCGCTGGACTTTCTGACGGAACTGAGATCACGATCGAGTGCAACCGCATTCCTGAAACATCTCCTAATACTGAGCAGGAAAACATGATTGCAGCGGTCAATGCGCAGCTCAATCGTAACTTTCAGATCGCTTATACCGGCGTATCTCCTGAAGAGACTTTCGACTTCGTCGGGGTGCCTCTGTCCTGGACAGTTACACCGTCTCCGACCAGTAGGAACACGATCACTTTCACGGTGAAGATCAGCGGAGATATCACCTAATGTTGAAAACCGAAACCATAAAACTTAAGTCCGGTGAAGAGATAGAAATCACCGAGTTGAATGCTTTGGCTCAGATAGAAATGCTGGAGGCTCAACGGGATCTTAACGGCAAGCCAGAAGCGTCAGTGAATTTCAGGCTTGCTGCGATTGCGTGTGCGCGTTGTGTGAATGGGTGGGGCACAGATCCAGAGGAAGTGCTCAAGACCAGAACGCTGGATGATATTCTAGAGGCCGGATCGAAGATTACCGATCTGTCAGACCTTTCGGGAAGCAAAAGAAAAAACTCCGCGAGCGTCACGAGCGTCTCTTCGCGTTCCGCCTAGCCACTCATCTCGGATGGGACATTAGAGAAGTGGAGAATCTTCCTGCTGCCCTGTTCATGGAGTGGATGGAGTACGAGAGATTAGAGCCTTTCGGCTCGTGGCGCGATAACTATCATACGGCAATGCTGGCATCGATATTGGCAAACGCACATCGGAATTCGAATAGACGGCCCTTCGGCATGGCTGAGTTTTTCTATGTTGATCCAGAGACGGCCATGGACAAGCACGATCAGGAACTGTTGATGGAATTGCGATCTAGGAAGAAACACTAATGGCTAACCTAGCTAAGTACATAGTGCAGCTTGAGGCCCAGACAGCCCGCTACGAACAAAAGCTCGATCAGGCCAATAAGAAGCTGGACCGTTTTGATAAACGTAACAAGAAATCTCTCGATGGTCTAAAGCGCGCCTTCATTGGTTTGGCCGGTATCATTTCGGTCCGATTCTTTGCTGGGTATATCAAGTCCACTATTGAGTCAGCCGATGAGATGCTGAAGCTGACTCAAAGGATTGGCGGGACAGTTGAAGCCTTCTCAGAATTACAGCATGTCGGTGATTTATCTGGCGTTTCGATGAACGAGATGGGGAATGCGCTTAGGCGCATGACCCGTAGAATTTCGGAGGCCGCACAGGGGACTGGAGAAGCCAAGAACGCTTTGAGAGAGCTGGGGCTTGACGCCAAAAGACTTTCTGAGATCCCTATAGATAAACAATTCGAGATTATTGCAGATGCTTTAGCAGGAGTCACAAACGAATCCGATAAAGTTCGTCTTGCTCAGAAGCTGATGGACGCAGAGGGCGCCAGGCTTTTGAGCACGATGAAAGATGGCGCAGCCGGCATACGTGAGATGCGTCAAGAAGCTAGGGATCTTGGCAAAACCCTGACTACAGATCAGGCACAAGCCGCCGAGCGCGCCAATGATGCCATGACGAGGCTGAATGCCTCTGTCGGCTCCCTGGCGAGGAACATGACGCTCAATCTCGTGCCGGCTATAGAAGCGGTTATCACGGGCTGGGACCGGCTGTTATTCGATGCAGATCCGTTTCCGTTTGAAGCCCAGATAGAAAAAACCAAGGACAGGATAGAGCAGCTCAAGCAGGCGCTGACGAGCAGATATGAGCCTTTGTTTTATGGTCAGACGTTATCCGAGAGTCAATCGGAACTCGATGCTCTTATCCTTAAACTTGATGAACTGAAGCTGGCTCAGCGCAGAGCGATGGGGCTGGAACCCGGAGAAATCCCTGGTATCCAGGGACTCGATGTCGCTATTGGCCAGGAACTCAAAAAGATTGAATCGAAGCATCTTAAGCTAGAGGTCAAGCTATCTCCAAAGATCGATCTTGCGAATATCGAAGACTTAAAGGCAGGGTTATCCAATATAAACGTGGATAGAAAGAAGATTCCAGTTCTCGTCAAACCGGAGATAGAGCTGGAAGATATTCAAAAAGTTATCGACGAGATGGATACCTCATTCAAGAGCTTTGGAGAGGGACTGGGCGATGGATTACAAGATTCATTCGTCAACGCGTTTCTAGGTGTCGAGACGAGCTTTAGTGATTTGCTGAAACGCATGGCGGTTCAGGCCGCGACGAGTCAGCTTTTCACCGCTCTAGCTGCATTAGGCGGTCCTGTCGGAACGGCATTCAGCTTCTTAGGATTCGGCGGCGCTCGCCAGCATGGCGGGCCTACCTCATCTGATCGATCCTATTTGGTTGGAGAGAGAGGTCCGGAGATATTCACGCCGGGCGCTACGGGATTCGTAACTCCGATGGCTGGTGGGGTGACGGTAAATCAAAACATTCACTTCGACGTGGGGCTCGAGTCTGTCGATCAGAGGATCACTCAAGCGGCGCCAGCATTAGCCAGAGCGGCTCAGTCCGGTGTGATGCGTGCCATTGGTCGGCCATCGATGGCATGAGCGTTATTACCTTACCGTCTAATCAAGGTAGGGCTGCGGTATTTGAGCTTGTCAGGGCTCAGGAGATTCTGTTTACCTCGACAGGTGTTGCTCAGGTGACTTCGTTTCCTGATAGGCGATGGATATTGAAGCTCGAGATAGTCCAGCAAAGGAATTCGGATCTATCGGCCTGGGGATTGGCTCTCATCAGACTATCGGATAGGGGTAACGTCTTCGCTTACGGTCCCCCTAACTACAGCGGTCCTAGTACAGGGTACATAGGTAGTGCGCCTGTCGTGAATGGCGCCGATCAGTTAGGCACAACATTGGATGTCGATGGTCTTGATGTCAGTGAGGATATTCTATCTGCAGGTGACTTTATATCTTTCGATGTCACCAGCGGACAGGGGAATACCAATAGGCAACTGATACCCGTTACTTCTGCCGTGCAATCGGACACTTCAGGAGAGGCGACCATCAGTCTTGCCTATCCGATCAGAGAAGCGCCGGCCAATGACGCGGCCGTCAATATCTTTACACCTACCGCATTCTTCATGCTCAGTGAGCCTAGGGGAGGATTCCAGGCATTGGATGTCAAGAAGTCGTCTGAATTTATGATCGACGCAGTTGAAAGGATCTTCCCGTAATGGCTATTGCGGATGTCCTTGTAGCCGCAACTGTTATAATTGCGAGGCCCGGAGCCGTTGGAGCGGCTTCCGAGCCTCTAACCACAGCCAACCT